TAATTTAAAAGACTTCTATATCTTTAAATTGTTGGTATAAATTCCCATTGTAGGTCTCTACATATATTTTTCCATATTACATCTTGTTGATATAATTTTTCCTTAGACTTCAATAAAGGAAAATACTGGAGATATTGATCTTCCTCCAATAGTTCACAAAACTTGTATAAAACATAGGAATAACTCAAAAAGTTCTTTCTTTCAGATGGACAATTATCATCAAATGGTTTTTGTATATCCTTGAACATGAGTCTAAGTCTCTCTTCTAGCTCTATTGGCATGTTTGGAGCTTTGATTCCATTTAATGTATTTGTTATGTACGGTACATGCTCATAATACTTATTTAACCTTAATTTTTTCAATAATCCCCTAATTTTAGCGTGTGTAATTTCATCGAGTTTCTTTATTTTTATCTTTTTGAGTTCCGTTCTCAATTGTTCTACAACTTCATCTGGAATATTCGTCATTTCCTGGGCCTGAAATTGACTTAACCATTCATTGAAATGATTCTCTCTCTTATAACAATAATTGATAACCTTTTCAGATGTTTCTTGTTCCTCCCTATAAGTAAGTTCTTCACTGATTAGAACGGAAATGATTATACCACATGAATCACAAACCAAATCACTCGTATTGTGAAAGTGTATAACATTACTATTAAAACATGTAGGACACTCTTCGATTATACGTTCAGTTGGTCTATAAACCTTCTTATTTTTTTCGACATCTATCAAATAGTCCCTAAAAATATCCTTTCGTTGAAGACCAATAGTTTCTTTCACATTGAAAACGTTATCTGTATTCACCATTTCTTGTGTTTTTTCATCTGTATACTGATTCATAAATGGTAAACACTTCATGAGATAGTCTGACATTTCAGACTCATAACGCCTTCTGTTTTTAGGATCATTCTTTATAAGTTCAGACCAATTTTCAATTTTATTGGTATATCTACTTAAAAAGTTTCCTTCCATTATAAGTAATAATGTTACTTAAACTTTTAAGTTCAATTTTATATTTTTTCAAACAATTGATAACTCCTAGAAATTATAGGATAATATCAGAAGAGTTGGAATATACAATTGATCATGAAAAAGATTATGAAGTAAACGATGATTTCTGGAAATCTGAAAGTAAAGACTGGACAGATGGCATTCTATACAATTTTTATCTACCTGTGACAGGTCGTAACTTTAGAAATACAATAGTTCCTAAAAACATTACAAAATTAATACTTCGTATCGAATATTGGTACGATGGAAGGGTTTATAAAGCTATCACAAATGACATAAACTTTGAACCTGGTAAAGCTGAAAGTAATATAATGAACTTTACAATTCCTTTGAGTAAAGCCTGGTTAGTGGATCATGATGATAAACCAATTGTAGACATTACTGATAAGGTGAAAAAATACGCAGGACCTCGAAACAACTTTCACGGTCAAAAGGTAGCTTTGAGAGACCTTGTTTATTATACTGAAACTACACTACAGAAGAAATACCCAAAGATAATTCTTACGAACTTAATCGGTATGAAAAAAACATTGTTTACACTTGAACATTTCACAACTGATCTTCGGGTAAGTTAAGTTCTCCAGTATTTGAGATGTGAACATTTCACACATCCTCTTCAGGTAGGTTAGCTGAGAGATAGAAATTAAGTGCTCCGAGATTTGCAACGTTATACTTTAGAATTAGAAATCTGTTACCACTTTCCTGCATAACTTGCACAGACGCACACATACTCGTCGCCTTTGCAAAAATATTCAGGTATCTGAGTGAATATATACCCTTCATTTCTTCAGTTTCATCTGGGCACTCGATGATCGTCTCTTGATTTGCAAAGTCGCCTTCACATTTAAGTTTGAGTTCTTTACCAGAGCGTGTAATTTCGATATCACTACCGATATTAGACATGTCTCTACAGAGTCTCTGAAAGTCCATTGAGGGGAGAGTTGTCATACTCGTCATCTCAACATCTGGAACTTCAAAGCGACTCTCATTGATATCAAGAAGTTTGAGTTGAAACTTCGTACGAGTTTTTTTCACTTCACTCGTGATCTCTATATCCATATATTCTTTCGAATTAATTTCGATCGTTAGAACGTCATTATTTGTAATAGTTTTTAAGAGTTTAAACGTGTTAGAAATGTTAATACCGGCTATTATTTCATCACTGATACACGAATATTCTTCAAAATTGTCCGCTGAAAGATACATATCAATCAATGAAGTTCTTGACGTATCGAGTGTCACTATATACATTCCATCTGGTTTGAAGTAAATATTGACATCATTGAGAATATCTTTAAGTACTTCAAATGTCGACTTTATTGCAGACGCTTGAATTGTTACCAATTTCATAACTACTGTTAATTCGTTTCAGACCTTTAAATATGTTAAGTCTGATCTGTATAGGCAACTCCTTTACTCACATCACGACCGATCTTTTCCTCTAGTTCCTTTGTCATCGCGGGTTGTAGAGATTGTCCATAGTTGTCTAAAGTAAATATATCACTATCACCTTCATCACCTTCGAGTGTTGTCATAGAACAAGATCCCGAAAAACCCCAGTTAGAGACCTCTTTGTTTGGTAATAGAGAGTCTAGCCAGTTTTTTATTTCTGTACCAACAAGAACTTTCCCATTCTTCGTCAACATCGTCGGGACCCGGTTAATTTTATTTCTATAGGCGGGTGGTATTCCCTGTGTATTAACGTTGTGATATTGGACCATCTGTTTCAACTGTGGTTGTTTTGCTATATATTCGATAATATCCATAGAGTGTTTGCATCGTGGGCTATAAACCAGAAGCGACATCCTAATATGTATACGGTATTTTCTAAAAAAAAATTAACGCATACTAATAAAGATGAGACTACTTTTGATAATTAGTCTCCTTGTGATTGTCCTGTTGCTAACCACGAAACGTGAACCATTTACAGAATTGTTTGGTTTTTCAGGGTACAAAACCCCTGTGAAGAATGTAAAGTTTAATGACACCAAACCAGATATGACTGGTTATAATCAGGCGGATGCAGACGTTAACAATGATATGATGCAGGAGTTTGTTCTTAAAGCGAACCAAGAAATCACGAAAAGAACTGGTCTCTGTACCTACATTATCGAGACAACTTCAGTAAAGCGTTATATTAATGAACAAGGAAAGCAGCTATATGAATGTATGTTCATGACTGTAAAAGATAGTGGATTCGCCTTTGGCTTCTCTGTTGTTGCTTCTTATGAAATTGTTAATGGAAATATCAGTATTGTATCATTACGTTCTCAACCACTGGATGTTCAAACTGTTTCTAATATTAAACCTTTCGTTGATGGTGCATATGGCGGTAAAGAGTTTGTTAAGTATGAACTTGTTAAGGAGGCTGCCGTTCCTACTATAAGTGAGTTAGAACGGGCTAAAAATAAATTACAGTAATTATAATGATCAGTATCAATGATGTGACAAAAATTGATAATAAGAGAAAACAAATGCGAAAGGAAATATATATACGTATTTACGAGCAGTTTTCTCGTAAACTAAAACAGTCTGTAGAATTAGGTAATAAACAGGTGTTTTTAACGGTACCTATGTTTGTTATTGGTTATCCAACTTTTGATAGATCTTCAGCCGCTAGGTATATAGCACGACAACTTAAATTGGGTGGATTTGATGTGATACTTATTAGTGAGTTTGATTTACATGTTTCATGGAATATACCCAAAAAGAATAAAGAAAAGTGTATTGATTCGGACGACGACGAAACCTGTTTCCCAGACCTGATAAATCTCAAGAAGATGGCCGATAAGTACAGGACGCGTGAGACTTAAAGTATTAATTATGTAAAACTACTATAAATCATGTCATCCGACCTAAATATAATGGTTGAAGCGAAACGCGAATATCTAGCGCAACTCGCCCTTATCCTGACTCCATTTATGATTGAAGCGTTCCAGAATATATATGTTGAAGCGACTAAACTCTCCAAAGGTAGACAGACACTCGTTATGTTTCAAAAACTTCTCAAAGAGGTTCCAAATTGGTCTAATCAGATGTGTGCTGAACATGCACGTGCCATCACCGATCAATGTGATTTTTTCGGCATCCTACTATCAGCCGTTGTTGTTGCGTGTGTTAAGATTCTGTCTGCAGTTCGTCTCAAGGTTGACAATACGAAGATTAATCTCAGTATTCCCGAAAATGATGTGTTTATCCAAACGTGTTACAACAACATTGCCAAAAATCTTTACAAAGACCCTTACATCTTCCACGAGGAACAGAATGAGTACACGAGGGATGAGGAACTGACAAAGCGTATCTTTATGTGTATTGAAGCTACAGTGAAGGAGTTTGTTCCTGTTAAAGAGATCCTTAGGACTTATATGACCCAAGAATCTCGTCAAATTGATGTTGATGTTGACGGAGATGTTCAAGACACAGAGGATCCATATGTGTATGATGGTTCCGAAGAGATGCCCATTCCAGAACCGGAACCAGAACCAGAACCAGAGTATCTCCCGGAAAATGAACCCATGATGGATACTGAAGAACAAATTCAACCCAATGGTCTCGAAAATGAGTTCAAGATGGTTCCAGGTGTAAAAGTTCCATCACCTGAACCAATGATGGAACCCGAACATGTACAAAATCCTCAGGAAACACGAGAAGATGAAAATGTATTCTTTGATGATGCACCAGAGCAGCGTGTAAAAAAAACTACGTATAATTAAATGGAACTATCCGACTATCTCCGAGATCCAACGACCGCTGCTCTCATAGCTGCGGGTATTACCGCTGGGTACATTCACATGAAGGCTCAACTTAACAATGAAGGTAAATTGGAACTTAATAAGTACACTAAGCCCGCTTTACTCAATGCTATTCTTGTATATTTTATCATAGTCACTGGAATTGGTCGAAGAGAAACCATATCAAGTGATCCTTTTTAGATTTTAACTTAAAGATTACGTATCATTATAACCAAATGACTTCCGTCGGCGCGTTTAATGATATGCTTTCCCAATTTCTTGTGGAATTGCATCGCACTTTTCCAGATGAAAAGGGTATCAAGAAGATGACGACTTCTTTTGAAATACTTAAACAAACCAGCCCGCGTATCGTTATTGATGCATTTATGAAAGGTGTGACACCTTACGCGGATAAGATCTCCGCGAAGGATGAATCTTTCCTTCTAGAGGAGATTGAAACTATTGACTTCCTTAAGGAACTGAACATCAAGAGTTACTGGAGTCGTATGAGTGAGAGTACGAAGGCTGCGACATGGCAATATCTCCAGACCCTGTACATGCTTGGTACAACTATCACAGCTTTTCCAGCTGAAACCCTGTCTATGATCGAGGGTATAGCCAAGGAATGTGCAGGTAAGATGACGGAGGATGGTGGTGAAATTAACCAAGAGGCTATAATGAAAATGATGGGTGGTTTGCTTGGAAGTGGTGGTGCTGCTAGTTTGCTTGAGGGTCTTCCAAAAAAATAAAACTTCTTACACTATATTAAATGAAGACCTGGTTTGATGATCCTCAACAGTTAATTGAATCTGAGAAAATTCATCAATTTTGGCCTAATAAAGATCAAACTCCAGAAGATAGAATCAATTCTGCTTCGAGGTTTATTATTTATGCATGCTGCACAATCTATATTATTCGCCGTGATCCACGTATTTTCATATTGGGAGGTACGGTTTTGAGTGTTCTTTATGTTATGGATAAATCTAAAATGATAAAGGAAACATACGGTATGTCCGCGAGTCAAGATGGTCGTGGGTGTCAGATGCCCACAGAGGATAACCCAATGGGAAACGTTCTCATTACAGACTATACAGATGCACCCAATCGTCTAGAGGCTTGTTATTACCCAACTGTTAAACCATTTGTTAAGCATTATCTCGATGATCGCATTCCTTATGATGCTGGTCGTTCTAGGTCATCTCTTCCAGAATATCAACGTAATGCTGCGGCTCGTCAGTTTGTAACTGGTCCTGTTTCACAGATCCCAGGAGACCAGACTGCATTTGCCGAATGGTTATATGGTTCTAAAAATAAAAAAATGTGCAGATCAAATCCTGAGATGTGCGATCCAAATGTTAGAGGTGTTCAGCTCGAAGCTTTTGCGGGGATCGACTCAGCTGGTGATGTCCGAGGTCTTAGAGGTGGAGGGAGTGTTCGTGGTGGCAGTGGATCCTATAGTTAGATAAATATTCTCATGTAATAATAAATGGCATATCAGCTCCAACCTGGTCTTGCAATCGTTCAAAACTCCCAAGCTCTCCCACCAGTGAGGGCGACCGAAGAAATTTTCGTTTACCCCCAGCCCAGTTCTTTGAATTGTGGTGACTGCCGACCTAATACTATGCTCTATGGTACTGCACCTTATAAGGCGGGTAAGGGTTCGCCAGCACAATTTATTGAAACGTCCGATCAACTTAGACCCCAGAGTACTACCCGTTTCAACAAAACTATAGTCCAGACGTATGAACGAAACTTGTTTCCCCTCTCTAACATGGAATGTAAGGTTCCTCTTCGTACACTTGGTTATGAACCAACCAGTACACGTGCCGAACTTCAGAACGGACTTTTTCAGAAAAGGTATCTTAATAAAAATGTTAATAACAAATAAGAATGGCCGATCCCATTTCACTCGTAGCGATTGCCGGTCTAGTATACGCTGGTAGGTCTTTAAGTTCTAAGTCCACACCACCAAAGGTTATTCAACCCAAGGTTCAGAGTGCACAAATACCTTTACCAGTTAATGATGATGTTCCTGATTTTATTGATAGAGAATTTGCACCTCGTGTTGAAGTTCCTCATAAAGTGGAAGTGTCTAGTTTTGCTGATATCGGTGTACAACACAAAAGTAGTGGACAAGAGGTTTTGAACATGCGTAACCGAATGTATGACACTGGTCATATGAATAATCTTTCACCTGTCGAAAAACAAATGGTTGGTCCAGGTTTAGGTGTTGGTGAAAACACTCCAGCTAGCGGAGGTTTCCAGCAGATGTTAAGGATTAACCCAGTTAACGTCGGTGAATATCGTCTAACTACATTACCAGGTCGTTCTGGTCCAGCTGCGGATACTACAGGTGGTCGAAGAACTGGTTTTGGTGATATGACTCATAATAAACCAGAAACAACTTCGTTTCTCCCATCTCGACGCCCTACAATGGCTGGTCGGGCTCAAGGAATGTCGGGTGCTATTCCTCGTGCGAGTCAACAAAAAACTATGCGCACTACTAACCGTTCAGAAACTGGTATGCGAAATGACGGTCTTGGTTTCAATGGTGCCAAGCGTTTCATTTCCGCTCAAACAGTGTCCCAGGACCCAACCCGTTTCAAGACTGACCGTAACGATGATCAATACCAATATTACAATCAACCAGCCCCCGGTATCACTAACTTCCGAGGTGCTTATACCGATAGTGCTGCTTCTAAGGTAACCGATAAGACCAATGAACAGCTCATGAAGTATGGTTTCCGCGCGGAAGATCGTCGTGGTAAACCTAACCGCATGGGTAACGCTGGTCGTATGAATGTTAGAGAGTCTGCTCTCAAGACTGGTGGTGCCCTAACTTCGGTAAGGTCGGATACTACACGCATCGATGGTCGTATGAATGCAGCCAATGGTGGTTGGACACAACAATACCAGCAGAAGCCTTATCATCAGTTGAATGCCTATAAGGGTAATGCGAATCCAAACACCAACCATCTCAATATCGCTAAGCGACAACTCCAGAACAACCCACTCGCACACAGCCTCTCTCAGTAAAAATTACAGTTTTGTAATTAGACAAAAACAATCATTAAAATATTATACATATATTTTAATGAAGGTTCATACCCTTGACATAGATAGTAGTGAACGTGATACCGAACTGTATCCATATGCAAATAGTTATGTAGTGAGTTTAAAAAACCCTATTTACGACGTTTCTAAGATTTCACTTGTATCCGCTCGCATTCCAACACCACAATTAACCACATGTGCAACAAATAAAACATTCAGTATTCGTGATTCGGGTGCACCAAATATACTGACTCAAGTTACACTTGACGAAACAAATTATACAAGTGGTACTACTCTCGCATCGGATCTTGATCTCAAAATGCAACCACCTTTGACCTGTATAGATTCTGTTGTATTTGACTCAGATACAGATGCTCTTACATTCTCTAATAGTGAAGCGAGTAACACTTTTACTTTCGAGTTCTACGATGGGACAAATGGATATTCAAGTAATGTAGCTCTCAATACTACACCTCATCAGGTCATGGGGTTTTCCTCTAAAAACCCAACAATTAGTACCAGTATTGTATCTGGTGCGATTAATTTAGAAGGACCTAATTCACTTGTTGTTCGTATTACGGCGGGTTCTGATAAGTTGACAAAGTTTGTCTATTCGTCTACACCATTCTACACTGGTCATATCTTACTGGATGGATCAGACTTTATCAATTTTACCGGTACTGACGACCCCTTAACACATGAGTTTTATGGTGGTCCCCAAAAACATATTAGAGATCTTCATATCGAATATTTTTATATGAGTCACGGACGTTTAATTCCGTATGATTTTAGAAATCAAGAACATACAATAAAGTTTGAAATTACTTGTTCTACTGATAAATTGGAAGGACTTCCAAAAGTTCCGCTGGAAAATGTTGCCGATGAGCCAAAAATAAGTATCCCTGAAATTGTAGAGGATACTTATCCATGGAAAGAATATCTTTCGATTGGTGGGATTATTTTATTGGGTTTCATTTTGATGGTAATTATGCGCCGAAAACCAAAACTTACCTAACGACCGCGTACACAGGTTGAGCAGGTTTGGAAACGCGAGTAGACACGGTAGAAATCACCAGGTACACCACAATGGAAAGGAGAGTGGTGAGGACCGCGGTGAGTGTGTATTGAGTGCCACCGTTTTTGGGTACCTTAATCACTTGTTGAATGAACCATCGAACAAGGTCCATCCACGACATGGCAGCCGCGAAGGAGAAACCCGCAACGATTGCGTTGAGGGATTGAGTCTCGAGTTCTTGAGTCACGAGGCTCACGGCATTAATTGCTTGAGCGGACATATCGTTCGACATTATGGGTTTATATTATAGGGTAGGAAAAAAATTATTCGGGTAACAATTCTTCCTTCTCTACTATTTTTTTATATTTAACTTTTCTGATGAAATTAGATTTTGCAAAAATCTGTTCGTCATCATCTGAATCTTCATCTGTACTAGTTCCTGAATCTTCATTATTTGACACTTTAAACGATTTATATTCAGACAATGTCCACCCCTGAGGCTCCTCATCATCCGATGTGTTCATTACTATTAATAGCATTTTTTAACAACTCTTCTGTCGGGTTTTGAGGCACCCATTCATCCCATTGGTCGTATGCATTGTTTATCTGGAGAAATGTTGGGTCGTTTCCTGAATATCTTTCGAATGGGGGGCAGTCTTCTATGGGCACATCTGAATCTTCATCTGTACTAGTTCCTGAATCTTCATCACTCCCCCCTTCATCATATATTTCTGGCATGATAGAACCAATTGTCTTACCAACTGTGTTTATTGCACAATACTTCATCGCATATTCCATATCTTCTGAAAGAATTACGTCTCTTCCACAAGCTTTGCAATATTCAGCTGCGAGTAATGTACTCTTCTCTATAACGGGCTGAACGATATTAATCATGGTATCAATGTACTGTTTCATCATATTGTCACCTGCATCACCAAATCCAGTTTGTATGTTCATTTTAATATTTAACGTCAAAAATAGTTCGCGCAATTCCCTCGCGTACACGGAGAATATTGTAACTCGCAGCGTATACACGTATTTGTCTGTTATAATCTGAACATGCTGTAAGACTTAGGTTGAGGATTTGTTCTTTTATAAGACTGAAGTTTACTTGACCCGTTGGATACCACTTTTCCGGTTCAAGTGCAAAACTATAAGAATAAAATCTTCTTAAAAGTTGTGTTTTCGAATGGTGAATAGCTGCTTGGATTGCTTTAAGAAATATGACATTACCTATATCCTGTGTGATTATGTCTACTCCATCAAGGTCTAGTGTGAGATATTTAAGATTTTCATAGAGAACATAGGCGTCATTGTCTGTGAGTAATGTGTTATCATAGTCGAAAGGTGTAACAAACTCCCCTTCACCTGTACCAACTTCCCCTTGACGTTGAATAACAAAATACAATTCCTTAACAGAATTAAGAAAGTCTAATTTAAACCTGGCATTGTTTACACCGGCGTCTATATCAAAAACATTCTGTTGTATTTGAGTAATTATATAATCCCTCTTTTCACTTTCTAGTTTAATTCGTTCACATGGGTCTAAAAATACAACTTCTGCACACAATTGACACTCTACTAAATCTATAACTTCATTAAAATCGGTTATTGGCTTTGAACCATCAACTTTTACAATCAAATCTTTATAGTTTCTAAGTTTCACTTCAACTTCAACTTCCTGTTTTTTTATGGAACACAGTGGAATAGCTAAATTGGGATTATTATAAAAATAGAATGGTAAATCTATGAAATATTCCTCTATACCGAATGCGGCTCCGAGATGACAGAGAATCTCTCTATCTGATACACGTCGATGCGCTGTTCTCTCTGGAAACTTACCAACGAGTTCTTCTAAAGCATATTGTTTAGTTTGTGTGACATTATGCTCTGAGTATATCTGAAGATAATCTGACGAAATACGCTGAATAATCTTACCCCCTATGATCAAATCAACAGATTCTATGAGAGCATGTCCAACTGAATCTATATAACCCCATAATGAAGTCGTAATATCTGGTAACTTTACTTTCAAACTTAGGGTCTTTAAAAGATCACCTTGATTTTGGGAGATGATGAATTTCGCTTTACCACCAAAGTTTGCTTTATTTTCAGAATCTATATCTACAAACTCACTTGAAAAGTTAGAATGTTTTTTAAAACTTTCAAGAAAGTAAGTATAGTCTGGATCTACCGTAAAAAACCTATCTTGAGGTCCAGATGCTTCAAGTTGGATAAAACCAGCCATTACTATTATAAGCTGCTAAAATTTTAAACCAGCAATTCCATTCGCTACACGGAGAATATTATAGTTGACTGCATATATTCTTGTATTATTGTCGTCTGTACCTGTGAGTGGGTCAATATCTAATGTAAGTAGTTTATGTGATATACGACTCATATTAACCTGTCCAGTTGGGTAGTAAAGTTCAGGGTAGAGAGAGAAAGAATACATAGCAAACTCAGAGTTTTGGTAAGTTCCCTCATTTCTAGGTGAATATACATGATGTTTGAGAGCCTGTTCATATACAAGGAACTTTTTACTTCGATTAAAAACCACTTGATTATTGAATCTAAGTTCTACATTTGTTATATTGTTATATTGATTTGGATAGTTGTTACTAACAGAAGATTCAGATTGAGAAACAAAAAATAATTCCTTAACCGGATGTACAAAGTTTAACATTACAGACTTCTTAGTTTCACCAGCTTTCATTACAAACTGGGATAACTGGGTTTGTGTAATAACGTAATCGATAGGTCTTGACATGAAAAAAGCCCGTTCATTAGGTGTGACAAAAATAAACTCTGTGTCTAGTGAAAACTTTTTTATCGAAGCGGTTACATTTGCGGGTGCTCCACCATATATAAGTTCAGAGAGGGGTCTTGTTTTAATTCTCACTTCAACCATTTGTTTTGTGAGGGCGCATGTAGGTATAGCCAGACTTGGATTCCTGTAAAAATAAAATGGTAAATCCATAAAGTATGTATACTCACCACCATAAGAGAGTACATTACCATGACCATTGAGAAAGTATAGAGTTTGATCAACATCGTCGTCTGTATTATAAATCTGTTGATGCATAAATATATATTCTCCTGTAATTCTTTCAATGGTTTGCCCACCGATGAGAAGTTCAGCATATTCGATAAGATGTGAAATGATAGAAGGTGACCAAAACACATTGTTACCACTTGTATCGGGTTGTGGATCACTGAGTGTAACTTTCAAAGATAGGTTCTTCACGAAATCACCTTTATCGTTTGGTACACGACACTCTAAAATATTCCCAAAGTCTATTTGTCCATCGAATTGACTTTCTACATAGTCGATCGCAAACTTTGTATGTCTTTTGTAATTCATCAGGAAGTACGAGAATTGTGGTTCACCTGTGAGCCATTGATCTTGAACTCCAGTGGCAGCGAGTCGTAAACGACCAGCCATTCCTACTCTATGTGAGTAAAATTTTACCAAAAAAAACGAAACAGTACATTAGAATGAACCTCCAGTTGAAGAAGTTCAAACCAGAAAAAATGACGGATGATAGAGTATGTGTTTTCATTGGTAAACGTAATACAGGTAAATCAACACTGGTTAAAGACATCATGTATTATAAAAAACATATACCAGCGGGAATTGTTCTTTCGGGGACTGAAGAGGGGAATCATTTTTATTCTGAGTTCATTCCTGATCTTTTTGTATATGGTGAGTATGACAGGGATGCGATTGAACGAGTTATGGCGAGACAACGTAAACTAGTAGGTGCGGGTAAGAATGATTGTGGTGCTTTCATGCTTCTTGACGATTGTATGTATGATAGTAAGTTTCTCAAAGACACATGTATTCGTCAATGTTTCATGAATGGTCGACACTGGAAAATCTTTTTCATGCTGACGATGCAGTATGTAATGGATCTACCCCCAGCGTTACGTGCGAATGTTGACTATGTGTTCATTCTTAGAGAGAATATCATACAAAACAGAGAAAAACTATATAAATCCTTTTTTGGTATTTTCCCAAGTTTTGATATGTTTTGTAAAGTAATGGATGCATGTACAGAGAATTATGAATGTCTCGTATTAGATAATACAGTGAGATCTAACCAAATCACTGATTGTGTATTTTGGTATAAGGCTACAGTAAGGAAAAACTTTAAGGTTGGAAGTCCGGATATATGGAAATTACATAAAAAAACCTACAATCCTAAACATCAACAGGGTAAAGAAGATGACGCTAAAAAAGCTACAAAGAAAACCAAACTCAAGATTACGAAGACGAAATAATAAACAAAAGTTCTTTCACTTTGTTTGACCTATTTTGTAAGTTTCTACTTCCCCTATAACAATTATAGTCAATTTCAATTTTTTCATATTGATAGGGTGAGAGTAATTCTTCCCATTCATCAGGTGAAATGAAACCCTCATTGCTATAGGATACGAGTGTATATTTAGATTTACTTATAGCTAATTGAAGAGTACGTTTCATAGCTTCATTTATTTTACACTTAGAATTGTACTCACTTTTATTCCAGTCACGTGGTATACCTGATACCTTTGAAATTGTATCAGGTTTCTCATTAGTACAAATTAAATTTAACATGAAATAATTCGAACCATATGGATGTTGATTATATGGGGGGTCGAGATAAATTAAATCAACTTTCGGTATTTTTTCCAAAAAAGTACAAGCATCTTCTCGATAAACTTTTACATCTTTCGAAGAATCAGGCCATACAGGACATTCAACTTCTATCTTTTTTGTGATTCTGTTTTGTGCATGACCACCCTTTCCACCCCAACCACCTTTATGAAAACCTTTAAATACACCTGAAGTGTTCGTGTGTATACTCGCTTTCACGATAAGTGGTGCGAGACAATAATCCCTAATTGATATCGGTACTTTATTATTTACATATTCCAACATACCATCAATCCTATTCGCATTCTCTTTGGTATAGAAACAACGTTCATCTTCATTAATATTAGATGAATCATTTGGCGCATAAAGTTCGGAAATGAATCCATCTTTATCAGGGCACTTATTCATATATTCTATATGCTCAATAATTTCATCATGATCGGCCCATGATGGGTTTTTCAAGAAACAATTTGAAATTACTTCACAGTATCTCTCTAGATCATTCACATATATTTCATCGCAATGTGTGAGTAACATTCTTGATACAACACCAGATCCAGAGAATGCATCTGCACATGATTTAGGATTTAATCTTTTCACGACATTTTCTATAGTTTCCACTAGCTTCCGCTTATTACCTATGTATGTTATCATAGGCTGGTGTACATATTCGTTCATATCTATTGTGAAAGATGACTATTCCCTTAAGTGATTCATATGCCACATGCTTCATAATTTTGAGTCTTTCATCACGTTGCCACAATGAACTTCCATGTGGAAATTGATCATATTTATGAGTTTTTACACAAAAGGTTGCAAACTCCCTCATATTATCTTTTTTTAGATTTATCTTCGAAAGCATATCATTTGGGTCAAATGCAGTGTCATCCTCCATCTCCCATACAATTGGATCTCTACCAAAGTTTGAGATTGGTCCAATTCTATCGATGATGGTCTCTGTATTATGAAAATCACACCCAGCGACAAATACCAAATATGGGCAAATTGGTAAGTCCTTAAAAAGATGCCATGATGCATTCAGATTTTTGAAAACGCGCTCGATCGCATTACCAGTCGATTGTTTCGGGAGATTTTTAGACTTCCTAACATCGTTCGTTCCTTGATACTTATCTTCAACAATCATGAAACAGTAACTTTTAGAATCAATTTTGACAAAAAATAAACCACCATCAGGGTTTATAAAACATTTTTTATCAGATTTCGAACCCGGAATTAAATCATGTATGCCAATACTTTTTTTCCAATAAAACTCAACATTCATAGCACTTGCAATTTCATGACAATACGATTTAATTTCATTCAGGGCACATGCAAGAGTACTTTCGGATTTAACGCATATTCCTGCTGCAATAGAAGAACCTTTATGAATATTCTGTAAATGCGCCATAATTAATGTATATATCACAGTAACTTAGGTAACTGCGTTACTTATATTTCTTAAAAAACTATGATTATATCAAATGGCTACAGACATTAATACGATGAACCTATCTGACAACGGTGATGGTATGGTGCCCCTTCATGACAATCCCTCCACGTCTTTTATGCAAAATCGAGATGAAAAAAATATACACCAAAGTAAAGAAACAACGATGGATTCTACGCCCATTAACGATATTATGATGGATCCCCCAATGATGATGGATGAACCTAGGATGCAGGGGATGATGCCACAAATGACCGCTCCCCAACCTCAGGGTGGTTATGTGCCACAGCAAGCGCAGCAGGCTGATCCCGAGAAAAAGTATCCTCTCAACCTCACCGATGATCAGGTTATTGCTCTCATCGCGGGTGCTGCCGCGGCTCTTGCCATTAGTAAGCCAGTCCAAGACAAGCTTGTGACCTCTATTCCCAAGTTCCTTAATGAACAGGGGAGTAGAAGTGTTGTGGGTTTAGCCTCCACCGGTCTGGTGGCGGCTATTGCTTTTTACTTTGTGAAGGATTACATTGTAAGACCTTAAGCATTCGATTCCCAACCCATATTACTATAGATTGACTTATCGATACCAGCATAATATGTAATTAACGCACCAACTGCAAAACTCGTCATGAGCAAGGCACTCAGATCAAATGCCTTTCTCCTGTTTGTCTCTTGGTAGTTCTTTACCGACTCTGCAGTTTGTTTCCAGATTTTGTTTCCAATGTATACAAAAATAAGAGAAAAGATTGAACTCATAAGGAAAAAGTTACGATCCACAGCAAGTCGTGGAAGATTTCCAACAATAAGACGCAATACATTAGGTATTACAACCGTCAACCATATAAGATTAACATGGTAATTTCTAGAAAAACGTGGAACAATCATAATTGCAAACACGGCTAACCAGTATCCAACGACGGTCAATAAAACGTCAATAGGTGTCTTCATTTATTAATGACAGAGATTATTTATCCTGAATATATTGACCACAAAACCTGGTTTGGGTTGGTATCTTGTCGTAAATACCTATGTTCACACAAATGTCCCTGAGTTCTATATAATTGTTCCAATAATCGTCTGAGTGTGAATACTCTTCAACTGTGCAGTGAGCAAGTTCATGTATGAGAACATGAAAAATCTCATTAACACTCCCGTCTAGACATAATACAATTTCTTGACCCTTATTTGTATTGTAACCAACCGTTCCCTTCATAATCATGATACCCGTAATTGGTATACAATGAACTAACATGTTGAACTTTTGATTGTCTGTATCTTTCAAATGTTCCCTGAGAGTTTTATATTTTTCCTTTACATCGATAAACTCTCGTGGTTCTCTAGTGTTCATAAGTAGAAATAAGTTAACAAGAAACAAAATAATGAACACTGTCATCTCTTATATGTAAATATAAATTTACTATACAATTCAGATATAGGATTCCCAGTCAGACCTTCCCATTGTTCAAGTTTGAAACCAATTTCTTCTAAGTGTGTCACCAAAAGATCTTTGTAAGCGACTGGTTCTGGTTTTGGTCCATCTGCATAATATGGTGTATCCACTAGATTTACCCATAATTTTTCACCAAACTGTCCATTTCCGTATTTTTTCATCATTAAGAAGTTTCCCATATCATCTTTGAAGGGTACACGAAAGGTTATTCTTTCCGAATCGGGTATAATTCCGATTAGTTTAGCACCAGGTTTCATCCTCTTTTTTATTTCTCGAATAGATTCAAAAAACTTTCCCTGACACTCAAATATGTAATGAAGTGAAAAATTATAACAGATAATATCATACTTTCTATTCGGGCAGTTATGGATATCACCACTATAAAAGTTTACACGTATATGCATATTTTTTGCGCGTGACTGAGCCTCGATCAAAGCAATCGGCTCTGGATCACACATACTTATATTTGCACCACATTTGTGCCATTTCAGAAGATCACCACCAAAACCACAACCGACATCCAATATTTGATTTCCCTCATTGGTTACCGATTGTATAAGAGTTCTCTTGGCGTCATTGTGATTCTTTCGAATCTCTTCCATAGTGATATATACTCTAAAGCTTTAATTTAAGGTAATTTAAACATGATATCTTTGGTACTCACGTGATCACTTAGGCACCAATTGAACAAATAATAATTTACAGAACCCGTTCCTTTCATAAACTTTAATTCTTCTAATTTTGAAGTATCTTCACCAACATCGAGAATATTAAATACATCAAATCCGAGATTTTTTGCAATTATAAATGCATCTGAATAGACATCTCCAACTGTATAATGTCCATATGCCTGTTTGACTGTATAAGTACCATCATTACGTTCATACTGGACACTGTAAAATGAAATGAAATCGTCTGTTTCATCATTTACGTATGAATATAGAGGAAGTATCCATTTTTTTACCCAATCCTTATTAATAACCGGTGCAATTTTAAATGTATTAAATTGTTTTTGAAGAATCTTGGTAACTTTGGGTATGTCGCGTACAGTCATTTTTCTAAAGGAAGAGTTTGTAACTTTCAAATCATAATACTTCTCACGCACTCGAGTTGTCGTATGAAAACCACTCTTAACAAGGTTTTGTATATTTAAAAAACGATGCCAGTAATTTGCTTTTGTTATAGGTGTTGGTATGGTTGTCACAGCTGTAAAAATAGCCTGCCAAATGTCTTCGGTGTTTGCAATTCTTTTGATTTCACTAATTAAAAGTGGTGCAAATCCATGTGATCTGTACTTTGGATGTACACACAAAAAGTTTATTTGAACCATTTTAACCATATCTTCATTGATCTTCATCGTGACCGGAACACTGGAAATATGTCCAACTATCTGACCAGTTTCCTTTTCAGCTATGCATATACTATGATGCGAAGGAGGTTCTAAATACCATTTAATCATTTCAATGTCATAAGACAAATTAAATGTATCGTCTCGGATATAGTGATTGTTTATAAAGTCATAAATTGTGTTAATGTCAAAGTCACACCATATAAAACCATCTGGTAATTCAAATGGTTCGGTCTTCACATTTTTTTCAATATTGATTGCACCCCCACGTCCAATATCACCTGACATAGGTTGATCATTCCAATAACTATGCATTAATAGTATTATTATTTATACTTTTAAGTTAGCTTAAAGTTTAGAACCTTATCAATTGTATAATGTCTCTTGAACCTGACTACACCACCGTCCCCGGGCTAGTATTCGCGTGTCTCTCAGTCGTTGGCCCCGATTCACCACAAAAGACTGATCAATGTGGTATCAAGATCCGCGGTGCTTTCGGTACCCGCGATGAGGCGTCTAATCATGCTAAGCGTCTCCAAAAGGAGGATCCCAACTTTGACATCTATGTCGTAGATATGTACAAATGGCTTCTCATCCCACCAGATTCCACGAAGATTGAAGACGTACACTACAGTAATGATAAACTTGAGGAGATCATGTCAGGTTACAAGGAGAACCAGTCTCAAGCAGCCCGCATGTTTAGTGAGCGTAAGCAAGGGATGATGGATACTAAGAATACACATACCCCTGGTGATGATAACTCCAGATTTTACACAAAGTCGGATGAAGCACCAATCCCTCACCCAGCTGAAGTCCTCGAGCGTCTCAAAAAGGAGAAACCCGATTCTCCGATGGAAGAGCTCGTCAAAGAGGCTGACACTATCGTTGCAGTCGAGATTGAAGAACGTAAAAAGAAGCGCGAGGCTGAGATTGCTGAAGCATCCAAAGATGATAAACTCGGAGATGTAAAGGAGGAAGAAGAAGGTGAACCAGAGGTTTCATTGGAAGAGGCGAAAGCTTAATAGAAATAGATAAATCATAATTTTATAAAAAAATATTCATATAAAGTAAACAAAATGTTGAGAGTAATCATCACAATCATTTTGACAAGTGGGTTCTTTATTTTGTTTTTTGGACCAGGTTTTAATTCAAAAAACAAACGAAATGTCGAAAAAGTAAGTACTATAGATGGATTCGTGGAGGATACTTACAGAGGTCCATTTACAGACAAGTTTATAACACCTAAATATGGTGAGATTGGAACGTTTACTGGATACTCGAGTGTATCAGAGTATAATTGGTTGAATGGATTTCCACATGAGAGTGGTGAAATAGAAGTTCCTGTTGAAACGAGTGAAGAAAAATTACAACGTCGTAAACAAGATCTTATGAGTACTTTAGGATAACAGGTTGCATGGTTTTACCCATGAAGAAGCCTAAGAGGAATACTGCAAATGCAATAATCCATGTAGATTTTTCTACGTTTGCAAATATATCAACCTTCTCGTTCTGGTGTGGGGGTGGGGGGGGTCCATAGTTCATATCAGGTGGATGAAAATAATAGGGTTGTTCTTGAGTCATCTCATTCTTAGTATCTTCAGCATTCTCCTGACCTAATTGGTCCATAACTGGATCGTATTCAATGGGATTACCAATGTCCGTTTCCATTTTCTAATATATCACCTGTTTTTTTTAAGCATATTCTTCCTCACTATCCTCATCATCTACAACAAAATCAACGAGATTACCATTTATATCTTCGTCATCTGCTGATTCACATAGGTCATTTTCATCATCTTCAGAGTGACATTCTTCATCGGTTTCGATATCCGAGCCGATGTCGGAATCGTAATCGTCCTGTTTAAAATCATCAATTAGTTCGGTATCATCTGGTTCGTAATAATTAGGCTTCTTTATTTGCCTACCTGAACGAGTCTTATTCATCGTTTTATTATAGTTAATATTTCTGTTTAACTATATTATCGCGAACAAGAAAGCTCGTTAACGACACTACTACTCAAAATATATGTTCTTACACGGGGACACTTTTTACAAATAGGACACTTTTGCTTAATCTTATTCTTTTCAATGATATAAGACATAGAATGATTTTCGTGATTAGATTGTATTTGTTCACAGTAACTTGATGTAGTGAGCACCATAAAATTATTCTTTTGTTGAGAGATGCTTACTACTTTAGTATCTTTCTGTCCAATAATAAATCTCTGTATGAAAGATTCTACCCCTGGTTTTACGTCAGATTGTTTGATCTGAGGCTTTTCTTCAAATTTCTTAATCTCTGGACATTTATTAATGTCATTCTTTACTGGGTATAACCGTTGTATTATTTTATCTGGTAGTTCATATTTCCTACCATAAAAGTCTTTACAAAAACCATCTCGCCGTCCTCTGATGGTTTCACATCTACAAAAACATTTTTGTGCTATGATCTTACCACTTATATGAAACCAAACATGATTGGAGCTATGTGCTCTTTTTAGATTTTCACAATATTTCGAATTCGTAGAAACGAGATACGTATCTTTATGCTTGAAGATTTTAGTGACTATATACGCTTTTTGTCCTTCGAGATTTTCCTGGATAAACTCTTCTATCATTTCTTTCAATTGATTATTATGAACTTCATCCTTTGTTTGTGCTTCTGTAAAAGTTCCTTCTTTGATAACAATTGAAGGTGGTTCTATATTTACATGTTGTACTTCATTTGTTCTGACAGCTGATAAACTAAGTATTTTGATACTTGGAGTCTGATCAATTCTCATAAGTGTCGACAAAGGTTCAGGTGTGTACATAAATACTGGAAGATATGCCGCTTGAACAATCTTACCTTTATCACAAAGTTCACACCCTTGACCACCACATGGTATATGCTTGGCCATTTTATGGGACCACGGCATTCTCAATCCACTACCCTTTGTTTTTCTATCGAAACTTCCGTAAACGGAAACGTCAATTATCTCATTCCAATCCATAGAGCTTTTCACTGTCGAAAGGGCTATCAGTATATGATCACGAAGAGCAAGTGCTGACGACTGATCAACTACATATCCATACCAATTCATATGGATACCAGTTTTAACTAAATCACCAATCATTTTGGGTGGTGCCACCGATATCAGACAATCACGACCACCGTGACGTTTCACTTTATCACAAATGATTTTACAAACATCACGGATTTCACTCATCGTCATGGGTTGATCATCTTTATAATCGATATCAACGAAAAAATTATAGACATCACTCTTTTGCTCAACTATAAATAATTTTTCCCCTGATTCAATAGCTTTGATGTACTTTTCATAAAAAATATTCAATTTATCGAACGGCACAGATAGGACACCACCGTCCATAAGCACGTGCGATAGATTGGTTGCATTATTAAATTTTTGTTCTTTGCACCACCTTTTAAACATACCTCATTATATCATCTACCCTCTAAACCACTTGAAAAAGGATACATCGTGATACTCCTTTTTAGCTGACAACTCTTTCTTAAAAGTTAAAAGTTCATACACCGTCTTACTTTCATTGTCGGTTTTCCAAATAGAAATCTCTTCATCACACAAACCTCGATTCGTTTTGAGAAGTTCTCCTATTTGCATCAAGATATAAGCCTTAGACTTCATTCTATTTTATAGAAAAGGTTTTTCTGTTAAGAGAAGTTACACACGAGTAGAATGTAGGGTTTTTAATGATATTATCTACAATGAGGTTCCATCGTTTACGTACGTTAAACTCTTCAAGCGTCTCAAAACACATAAAATCATTTTCATCAAAAGTTTTTTTAATAGGTTGTTTGTTAATTTTTTTGATTGTAGTTCGTTGTTTTTCATCGTTAAACTTTTTAACTAACGACTGTTGCTCCTGTTTGTCAAAATCCACAAAGAATATGAATACATTATACTCTAAGTCTACAGTTGGACTTTCTTTAACTGTAAACTTAAACTCAGTATATTCGCCATTTTTTAAATTGACTACACCTCTCGTTTCTTCTTCCAATTCCCTCAAAGCACATCTAATTGGGTTATATATTTCTCTTCGCCTGCATCCACCGGTTACGAAAATCCAATCTTTAAATCTCCGATCCCTCACTGTGAGGAATCGGGGTTTATCCTCAGTGAAGCTCACGGGTATAGCTATAGCTTTGTATTTCTTCATTGCGCATTCGCAAGTTATAATAAGCTGACAGGATTATTCATTGTTATTTTCTTCAACAACAACTTCAGCTTCGGATTCAACCTCAGTTGTGGGTTTTGTTGATGGCTCTGGGGCAGTTAAACGTTGAATTAAATGGGTCGAAACCCCCTTCAAGTCTTCTACATCCTGTTTAGCTTTATTCATTTCCCTGAATAGGAAGATAACACCTAGGATAGCCACAATAGTGCCTACCATCATCAAAGTTTCTCGATCCATTGAAATCATTATAGTTTATATAGAGTTCTTCTTTTTAAGTATCCTACACGATAACACCCATCATCGTTTTTCCGGTGGGAGGGCATTCATAGGGTGCTTGAGCAAATTGGACGGCTTCGTAATGCGTGGATTCACAAGACCTGTCAGTTGGTGGTGTGGACTGACCGACAAACTTTTCGAGTGTCCTGGACTTGGGATCGTACGTCAATACAAAAGCGATGGCGAGGAGGAAGACAATCTTCCAAAACATAGTTATTATTTAGTTAGAATATAAAAGACCGCCCATACCATTCTCGATACGGAGGACGTTGTAGTTTACGGCGTAAATATCCTTGTTGACCAAACGGGTATCGTTGACGATACGAGCCGAGTCAAGTCGGGAAAAGTTGAGAGTACCAGTAGGCTGAAGCTTACCAGTATCTAAGCAGAAAGGGTAAGTGAAGAGTTTGGTACCTGGGGTAGAGTTACCATGGGAGGTATGGTAGTAGAGAGGAACCGAGGTGTAATTGGGGTTCGCAAACTTGAAGTCACTAACATCGGTACCGTTAATTTGGATCTTGAGCTTATTGTTGTCACTGAGGATCGCCAAACCACCAGCGTTGGTGGTGACCGCATCGGTACCAGCGGCTGCCAAGTACTTCACGGGGTGGTTGAAGTTGAGCTCCTGGATTTTGGATCCCGAAGAGATCGCCTTCTGAACCTGGGTGATCAACATGTTCTGGGGCTGAGAAGCGAACACCTCACGCTCCTGGGTATCGAGGTACGCATAGTTCGCGTAGATATCCCACTTTTTACTGGAATCGGCGGCGTTGGCACCCCAAGTAATCCTAAGCTCGACATCATGATACTGAAGAGAAATGAGAGGGAGGGCAGTTTGCCAGTTCTCACAGAAAGAAAACCTGAGGGGGTAGAAACGCTCATTGGTGGCGCCACCGTAGAGGTCACCTGCAACCGACTTGGAGGAGGAGGTCGCGGAGAGGGTGGGAGCGATAAGGGTTGAGTAAGTGGAATCTTGCTCATCAATAACTTGCCCACCCACGAGGAGCTCGACCTTTGAAATCATAGTAGTCCAGTCAGCAACGGTAACCGTCGCGGTACCTGTATTAGCTACGAGATAAACATAGTTGAGGAGATCACCTTTGCGCTCGAAGCGAACGGTGGACATACCATTGTTTGCGACATTGCCCTGAATGACCTGACGCTCGACAGTTTGGGAAAAATTAGTGTGACGTTTGTAGGTAGATCTGAAGAAAGAAACCTCGGGCTGACCGACGAGGTGTACATCCTGGGCTCCGACGGCTACTAGTTGGGCAATACCACCAGACATTTTATATTATAGTGAGAGTTTATTTTTTACAGTTTCATAATGTATGCAATCGCTCGATATGGTGGGAGTTTTTCAAATGATGCCCCCCCACCGGACTGTTGTGTTGTGGCTGTGTGAAGGTGTTGACCGGTAGTGTCTGTCGTATATTCGTGGTCGTGTATATCATTTTGTGTCGTTGAGATACTGTGGGAATGGGCAGGAGCATTATCCACGGTAAGTTCGTGAGTGTGCTGTCCACCACCATTTATTGTTACACCATGTGTATGGTTACCTGAATTACCAATTCCAAAACCAATATAAGCTGTGTAGATCCAACCAGAATTCAATGTTTGCCCCCCCCCATTGTGACCACCAATACCATTGAAAGAATTACCACCACCGGCACAAAAATGGTTATGAACGTGATTCGGATTCACGACTGGATGCCCATGGTTGCCAGAATTAGATGTGTTCCCTTCGTGGTCGTGGCTCCCGGTGTTATTTGTATCACCAGTATGGGAATGGGACTGATTTTTCTGATTACTATCACCCGAATGTGAATGTCCACCAGCTTGAGCCGTTGTCACACTCGGATGTGTATGAGCGCCATCTGAACCGGTGTTCCCCCCATGTTCGTGACTGGGTAAGGTTCCTGATGTCATAGTCAAGTCGGTATTACCACCCGTTGAACCAGCTGTGTACGTTCCATTTCGCCCAATGAGCATATCTCCCCGTAAATCAGGGGTCCCATTTGAACCATTACAAATAGCCCATCCCGTTGGGGGACTCGCTATATCACCATGCCACAGGAGTATGAGACCGGCTGGGACGTGACTGTATGAAATACCATTAATATCAACACGGGTAGCACTTGTTGTACCATTCACCTCAACCGCTTCTGTTGCATCCCCTGAAAGATTAATTCCTAGTTTTTGAGTTGTGTAAAGCCTACCGACGTGCACTTTTTTAACAACACCGACGCCACCTGCAATCATGAGAGCACCATTATTAGTAGCCGTTGAATTTGTTGTATCTGTGACACTTAAAGTGGTCACTGTTGTATTACCACCCATTTTCGTATCACCACCAACAACATCGAACTTAAATGATGTGTTATTGGTCCCAACACCAAAGTTGCCATCAAACGTGTGTATGTTCGTTGATGCCATCTGATATTATAAAACAATTTATTTACTTAAATTTTCATTATATAAGCTAATGCATAATATGGAGGAAGAACTGCAAAAGCAGTTCCTTGACCAGCACTACCAGTTGTGAAAGTGTGTTCGTGAGCACCTGCGCTAGCATAATCGAATGTATGTTCATGTGCACCCTGACCAGCGGTTGTCGTTATTTCGTGCGCGTGATCAGAACTGGACCCTTGGGAAGTACCTGAGTGTGCGTGATTTGGAGAGTTTCCACAAGAAATAGAGTTATGTGCGTGTCCGTTGGCGTTGAAGTAGCCACCTGTATTGGCTTGGTGAAGGTAATTTGCACTCCCTAAAATTGATCCACCATGTCCACCAATACCGAAAAAGTTATAACTCGGCCCGGAATAGTGTTGATGCGTATGACCAGGGTCGGATGCACCGTGAGAGTGTTGCCCCCCGGCATTAGATGTACAGTTGTGGGTGTGGTTACCTGAATTACCAGTATCACTATTTGGGTGACCGTGGCCACCCGCATTACCAGTATTACCCGTATGTGCGTGTTGAGCAGAATCATCGGTGTTACCCGTATGTGCGTGTCCGGTGTAGGTACCGGTTTGACCACCATGAGCATGCGCAACTATATTAGTCGTTCCGAGGGTCACCTGTACAGAACCACCTGTTTGGTTGTGGTCTGGTGCAGCCGTAGAACCCAAAACAAATTTATCTCTCAAATCGGGTGTGCTATTACTTCCATTACAAAGAGTCCAACCAGATGGAACACTACCTGTACTACCAGACCAAATAGCGATGGCACCTGAAGGTACATGCGCATTGGTTATACCACCAACCGTAAGACTCGTCGTTTTCAGAGTT